TAATCGAATCGTTGTTTATTAGAAATAGCTTTACGCCTGTCAGCGTTTTTGCCATTCTTCTTTTTCGATTCGTATCGTGCAATTCTCTCTGCTTTCCCTGATTGGGAAGGCAAAGTTTGCAAATTTATGTATATGGTAACATATACAACTGAAATCACTATTAATAATAAATAAAATAGTGACCAGAACCCTTGTGTTGCGTTTGTGATTGTTTCCTCAAATAAGTTGTACTTAAACATTGTAAAAAGAAAAGGGTTAATATCGGTAGTTGTAAAAACTATTCAATAACAATCACGATAACAAATAAAAAGTTGAAATTATCAATCTAAATGCCTCATATTACTAGCATAGCCTTATATAAATCACGGGATATGCAACTCCCTACACGCTGGGACGTGCTGAAACTAAGGGTACTAATAATAATATTGGGACCTATAACAAACAATAAATTGTTTTAATTAAAGCCAGAAAACCGATTCTTCCTAATTATCTACGCTCATACATCTAAAATGCGCTTGACTCATCTTTTGTGAGTGCATTTATGTTCGATGGAGTTCGAAAATTAGGTGGGATTCTTCTGGGCATCTAAAATGCCAAGTCTAAATCATTACAATCAAATTTCCATTTTAAATGGAATCATAAATTGTAAGCTAAGCATGGGTAATATACTCCCGATTTTACTCGAGTATAAATTTACCATCAAAGCAATTTAAAATGGTTAATATTTTTAACAGAAAATATAATAACTGCGCCTTTACGACGATTAAAGGTATAGCAAACCTTTTGTCTAAATGATAGTTCTCTATCAACGAGATAAAATAATATAGTGTATACATAAGAAGCAATACGGTTTCATAAAAGAAAACGTAAAGTTAGGTAAGCAAAACATTAGTAATAGGGTAATTAAAACCTAATACTAAGGTGCTAATTGACACTAAAAACTTAACAATCATAGAGGGGTGAAACTCTATGAGAATTGAATAGAAATTCCAAACTGGGCACAAAAGTAACCAGAGTGGAGACTATTA